ATTTCACGTTAAAAAGGGAGCGTTTATAATGTCGTTCGGAGTTGATACAATTACAGAACATTCAACTGATAAACAATGTATTTCGGCTTTAAAACACAATCCAATATTGATTAAATTCTTTGAGAAAGTTCCTGAAAATTGGAAAACAATAGTTGGTATTAAAGAAGACATTAAAGAACTAGCTGAAGAAATTAAAGAGGTAATTCAGGCGGTTAAACGAACACGTGCAAAACGTAAGTAATGGCAAAAGTTAAATCTACAGCTCAAAAGGTTACGCAAAGAATTGATGTTATAGATAACATTGGTTTCTTTGTAAAGAAATACGATTTCGATAATAAGTACCCACAAAGGGTAACTGATATTGTTAATGATTCTGGAACGGCAAAAACTTGTTTAAAATTACACGAAAAATTTTGTTTTGGTGGCGGTTTAAAAGATACCGATTTTTACAAAAGTAAGATAAATTCAAAAGGTGAAACTACTGATAAGTTTTTACGTAAATTATTTAAAGACTTCGTTAAATTTGGTGGGGTTGCTATTCATTTAAATTATAATGGTTTAAATCAAAAAAGGGAAGTTAGTTTAATTCCTTTTGAGTTTTGTCGTTTAGTTCCTGAAGGCGATGAACGTTACGGAATGATTGAGGTGTACGATGACTGGGGAATGACTAAGCATAAGAAGTTTGACAAGACTGATATAGTTTACATTAATCCTTACAATCCTGCAAATGTAGAACAAGAAGTTGAAGATGCTGGCGGTTGGGAAAACTATAAAGGACAAATCTATTACTCACCTATGAACGAATATCCATTAGCTCCATTTGATGCTGTTTTAGAAGATATGCTTACAGAAGGTCAATTAAAAAAATTCAAACATTCTACGGCAACGGATAACTTTTTGGCTAGTCATTTATTGGTTATGGGTAAAACTGAAAGTGATGAAGATGCTGAATTATTTGATGAAAATATGAGAGCTTTTCAAGGTGGCGAAGGAGCGGGTCGTATAATGGTGATTGAAAGAGAAAGCAACGAGGAAGCAATCGAACTTAAGAAGTTAGACATTCAGAATTACGATGGTCTTTATGAGTATACTGAAAATAGTTCAAGAGATGCAATAATTAAAATGTTTTTAATACCTCCAGTACTTTTATTACGTGTTCAAGGTAGTTTAGGAACTTCAAAAGAGATTAGCGATGCATTCGACTATTATAATGGTATAACTTCAGATGACAGATTAGTTGTTGAAGAAATTTTAACTGAAATATTTACTAATTTTTATTATAATATTTGTCCTTCAAATGACTATTCAATTTTACCATTGAAATATTCAAAACCTATTGATGTGGCTTACGCTCAATATTTTACAGAAGATGAAATACGTATATCATTGGGTTACGAACCTAAAGAAAATAATCTATTAATATGATAACAACAAAATTAATAACACTTGCAAATATTCAGGCGGTAAAATCAATTTCTTTAAATGTAAATGAAATAAAGCAATTAACTCCTCATATATTAGAATCTCAAAATTTCGATCTAAGGGAATTAATTGGAGATGCTTTTTATTTGGACTTAATAGCTGATTTCATAGCGTTACCTTCACTAGATAAATATGCTTTATTGTTTAACGGCGGTCAATATACCTACCAAAATGAGGTGTATTACTTGGACGGTATAAAACAGTATTTAGTTTATTCTACTTATGCTCGGTATTTAGCTAATTCAAATGTAATTTCAACAGCTACTGGACTAGTTCACAAAACGAACCAATATAGTGACAAAGTAGAAGAAAAAACTATTGCTAGATTAGTATCTCAGGCACGTTCAGGAGCTACATTTTGCGAGGAAAATATTAAGAAATATTTAGAAAGAAATAAAGCTAGTTATCCATTATTTAAGTGCGATAAAAATGCTAACTTTACAAATGGTATAAAAATTAGAAATATAGGGAGCTAATGAATAGTGATAATTTAATATTAAGAGAAACGGACAATTTACCGTTAATAAATAAAGATGACACGTTAACAAATGCTGAAATTGATGGTAATTTCATAAACATTTACAACGATTTTATTTCTTTAAGTCAAGCAAATGACCCGACACTTATATATGATGTGGACAGAACCTATTCAGTTGATGAGTTCGCAACTTATGATGGTCGTTTATGGTTGGCAACTGAAATTTCAACAGGTGTAACTCCAATAGAGGGTAGTGCTGAATGGAATGATGTTTTCCCAACGATTTTAGCACACGAAAAAAACAAAGATACTATCTTAGATGAAGGTGGCACAAATGAAACAACGGTTGCTGAAATTAGAGCCTTTATAGATGCTGGTTTAACGTCAACTACTAATTTAAGTTTATCGACAAAAACAGGAACTAGTTTTAAAATTGAAAGCTCGACAGGTTCGGATGTAACTATTCCACAAGCTACAAGTGTAGATGCTGGGTTGCTTAATGCAAGCGACAAAGTTAAGTTAGATAATCAAAGTGGCATTAATACAGGCGATCAAACATTGATTTCTTTAAATGCTGAAGATGTCGACAATAAAGTAACTGATTTCACAACAATTAACGACACTTTATATCCAACAACGCAAGCTGTTGACACTTATATAACTGCGGTTGTTCCTGACTTAGTAGATACTTTTATTGATGGTTTAGTAGCACAAGATTTACAAAGTGTTACCGACAATGGCGATACAACGGACAATAATATTCAATTCAATGGAACTGCTGGTATACTTTTTGATAATTTAGCGGCAGTAAGAAAGGGGTCAATTGACGCTGGATATGGCGGTTCTAAAGGTATTGCTCAAATTTGCTCTATTGGTTATGAATTGAAGTGGGAGGCCGGTAGACTTTATGTAATGGGTGATGGTGGCACAACTATTAGAGAGGTATCTCACAATTTCACAACTACACCTAGTGCAACAGATGACAACACAAAAGGCTTTATAGTTGGAAGTCGATGGATATTAGACGATGGTAGTTTATATGTATGTAGTGATGTAACAACTGCTACTGCCGTTTGGACATTGCAAACGGTTGACTTTAGCACTTTGTTAGTTAAATCTAATAATCTTAGTGACTTAACAGATACAACAACTGCACGAACTAATTTAGGTTTAGGAAGTTTAGCAACACAATCGGGTACTTTCGAAGGTACTTCAAGTGGGACGAATACAGGAGATCAAGATTTAAGCACATACCAAGTTTATGCAACGGCAACAACAGGAAGTGTAATTTCTTTTATTGTACCTCAAATATATAATTCAGTTGCTAGTCCTTCGACATCTAATATTACAGATAGTTTAACAAGTGCAAAAATTGGAATAGTTCAGAAAATATATCACAATCATACGGTTGCACCAACTTTCCCTGCTGGGTGGGTGAAAATGGGAACGGCTACTTATACAACATCTACATTGAATGTTATCTTTTGTGAATGGGTAAGCTCTACAAGAGTTGAATATTGGATAACTAAACCTTCATAAAATGAGTAGATATTATAGAAGTTATTTAGAAGAAAGCGGTAGTGCATACACAACTAGAACAACGGCTTTTGCAACTGCAACAGGAATTACTGACACTACTATCTTAGGTGCTTTAAATACGTTTGATTTGGGGTTGATTAGTAACGGACTAGACACCAAAATGAAAGCTTTATATCCATTTGTTGGTGGTACAGCTACTACCCATAAGTTCAACTTTATGGATGCGAGAGATTTGGATGCTGCATTTAGATTAACTTTTTTCGGGGGAGGTACTCATGGAAGTTATGGTTACTTAGGAAATGCAACTAATTCGTATGGTGAAACATATTTTAATATAAAAACACAAATACCTAGTCAAATAACAAGTCTAGGTAGTTATTTAGTGGATAATACTGGTACACCAGATGCTTTTATAGGTGGTGGGGCAGTTGGTTTTTCGTGTATATCTCAACTCTCCGTTGCACGTCTTGTAAATTCAGATTTTGGTATTTATATAGAAAACGATGGTCAATATATACATACCACTATTTCAAATCCTACTGGTTTATTAATAGCAAATAGATTAAATTCAACAACTATTAATGGATGGAGAAATGGCTCTAAAGTTATACCCGATGCAGCAAACAATATATCAACTACTACTCATTCATTTACATTGACTTTTAACGGTTATAATGATGCTGGGACTAAAAGGTACTTTCCGTCTAAAAAAATAGGCTTTACATTTATAGGTGACGGGTTGAACGACACAGAAGCTGGAAACTTAAGTACATTAATATCAAATATGCAGGTTAGTTTATCTAGGGCGGTTTAAATAATTAAATAAATATATAATGAGAGGAACTTATTTTACTACGGCTTTAAGAATTAATAATCAAGCTGGAGATTACACTTGTACAATTGACGATTGGCTTACGGACACTATCACTACAATGACAAGCGGAACGGCTAATAACTACACTATTCCATTAAACTCTAGTGTTAATTTTCCAATAGGAACACAGCTTTTAGTAGCTCAAGAGGGGTTAGGTCAAACTACAATAGTTGCGACTAGTGGGGTAACTATAAACGCTGTAGGTTTAAGTATATCTTCTAGGTATAAATCGGTTGCACTTATACAAGTGGCATTAAATGAGTGGGATGCTTACGGAACTTTAGATGCTGCTTACACCGCACGTACAACGGCTTTCGCAACAGCAACAGGAATAACAGACACTACTATCTTAGGAGCGTTAAACACGTTTGATTTGGGGTTGATTTCAAATGGTTTAGCTACTAAAATGAAAGCTCTTTATCCTTTTGTTGGTGGTACAAGCACAACTTGCAAGTATAACTTTATGGATGCGAGGGATTTAGACATAGCTTTTAGGTTGCAGTTTAATGGAGGATGGACACATAGTTCAGGAGGTATTCAAGGTAATGCAACTAATACATATGCAGATACTTTTCTAAATGAAAGTACGCAATTAACACAAGCCGATGAACACATTTCTATCTATTCACGAACAGAAATAGACGCATTATATTGCGACATGGGGTTGGCTGTAGGTTCTTACGAAACTAATATTTTTTCAAGACTTACCAATAAATTTTACTTTAGGCTTAACAATTCCGAGCCAGGGTATTCAAACACTTCTTCGTTAGGTTTATTCATTGGTAGTAGAACCGGTAATAATAGTACTACTGGATTTAGAAACACAACTAAATACACAACATTAAGTACATATATTACAAGAGCTAACTTTAACATATACATTGGAGCTATGAATAGAGATAACACTTCTATTAATTATCCTACTGCTAGGCAATACGCATTTTCATCAATAGGTTCAGGCTTATCAGACACAGATGCGTCAAATCTATATACATTAACTCAAGCATTCCAAACAACTTTATCTAGACAAGTATGATAGCAATAATAACAGAACAACAGAAAAATATTTTAGTAGGGAAACAATTTGAAACGGATAGTTTTTTCAATCCAATTTTAGACTTAAATGATAACTATGTAATAAGTGAAATTGAGTATTACTATTGTCTAGGATTATGGTATTTAGACGAATTAAATTCAGAACTAATTTTCATTAAAGATTTATCTTTGAGTGTTTACGAGCCAAAAATATTTGAAAATCCTTTTAATTGACTATATTTATAGTTAAAAAATAATAAAATATGTTAGAAATTGTACAAATAACTAAGAAATACGGAGTGACAGGAGTGTTAGTTGCTTGGCTTTGGATAACCAACAATAGAGTTGAGGCCCTTGAAAATAAGTTAGTTAATTGCTATCAGATGCAAATAATGAAAAGCTCCAAATTGTCTGAAAATTTTGTAACAAATCAAATGAGCTGGGCAATTATACCCGAGAAATTTAAAATAAAACGAGCATGAGAGAACTAAAAAAACGCTGGAATTCAGATACACCGATGTTTTTCAAGAAGGTAATAAATTTTGGAATAATATTAGGAATTGTTGGAAGTGGTCTTATAACTTTACCTGCAACGGTTGTCGCTGGAACTATATTAGTATCTATAGGAGCTACAGCTACTGCAATATCTAAACTTACCAAAATATGATTAGTAAACATATATCATTAAAAGAGGCTACATTTAGTGCTACAGCTACTAGATTAGGCATAGATAACATACCAACTGATGAACATTTAGCTTGTATGAAATTGGTGGCTGAAAAATGCTTTGAACCTTTACGTGAATGGTATAAAAAACCTATTAAAATTAATTCATTTTATAGAGGTTCTAAGCTGAATAAAGCGGTTAAAGGTAGTTTATCAAGTCAACATTGTAAAGGTGAGGCAATTGACATAGATGCTGGCTCAATTGAGGAAAATAAGAAACTATTTGAGTGGTGCAAAGCTAATTTAGAATGGGACCAATTGATAAATGAGTATAATTTTTCATGGATTCACATATCATACACAAATAAAAAACCAAATAGAAAGCAAATATTAGTAATAAAATAACTATCTTTATATTTCATAATATTTTTTTTTAGTTAAGTTGTTAAAAGTGAGGTAATTAAAACTATCTCACTTTTTTTAATTAAAATATTTTAAATTTACTGCTGTATATTAAAAAAGAGTTTGTATATTTGCACTATATTATTAACTAAAAACAAAAATTATGAAAATTATTATGAAAGCTGGATTTGAGATTACGGAAGAAATCCAAAACATTGCAAGAGGTTATGACTTCCACACTTGCTACATTGAAAATTATGGTCAAATGAAAGAAGCTGAAGAAAAAAATAGGATTATAATGGATAAGTTATTTTATGATTTAGGAGTTGAAAAATTAGAAAATTAATTATGGAAATTACAGTAGAATTTAGAGAATTAAAATTGAGGTGTGAAATTGAGTTCACGGCCCCAACATTTGAGGAAGAGTATTTAAACCTTAACGGCAACTTTGAAGTAGATAGTATTAAGTTAGAAGATAGTGAGATTGATATTCTGGACTTATTATTTGACAAAATAGATTATATAAAAATGTTAATATCCGAACAATTATGAGTGAAAGAATAACAAATATTTATGATGCAATGATTTGCGTTATGAAAGAAGTAAAAAACATTGAAAAGTCAATGACTATTGGAACTGGTAATAACTCATATAAAGGTATTTCTGATAAGGATGTTAAGCAAAAAATAGGTGAGGCAATGGTAAAAAATAATTTAGTTTGTTTTCCTATAAAGATTGAACCGACTACAAAAATAGAACGTTGGGAAGAAATGGATAGCTATTCAAAAACTATGAAAACTAAACAATCAGTTTTTACGGAAGTATTAGTTACCTATAAAATAATATATGCTTTAAGTGGTGAATATATAGAAATTCAAGGTTTTGGATATGGTATAGATGCACAGGATAAAGGAGCAGGAAAAGCCACTACATACGCTTTAAAGAATGCCTTATTGTACACTTTCTTAGTACCAACAGGAACTATCGAAGATACCGATAAAACTCATTCAGATGACATAAAAGTAATGCCAATCGTTAAAGAAGTCTTACAAGTTGGTTCATCTAATTTTATTCGTTGCGTAGATGC